TACCCACATTTTTTTGATAGATGCGTAGTGTTGCGCCTCCGGGGTGATGGTACAAAGAGCATTGGAATGGTATCGAACGAGAACCCGTTCATCACCAGTGAGGGCCGTTGTGATTTCGTTCACATCCACGACCGTACCGGTCACCAAAGGCATACAGAGTTCTTCATTGGCCAATGCGGTAAAGGATGCCTCCTGTACCTCACCGACCTGTGTCCCATCGACATAGGTGGTGCAGTACAGATAGCAGGTGCCTTGCGTATCATTCGGGATCTGAGCATAAAAGCTTTCCGGAATCACAAACGGGATATTTTCCGCTGTCAGAAGTATTTCTTCTGCCGTGGTGCTGCCATTTTCCGTCAGATAGCCGGTCTGATCCCCAAATACATATCGAACTGAATGGGTATGCGCTATACTGCTGCGGTATATTTTCACCGCCGAAGCCGAACCGATCCAAGCATCCGATGCCGTGATTGTACTGGCGGTCGGCTCCATCTCCATTGTTTCTGACAGCTCTACCACGCCTGCGGAAATATGGGTGTTCATCCAGGTACGGACAGCCAGCGTCGCCGTGCCGTCCGGCAGCTGCGGTACGGAGATCACAGTTTCCAGGATCACCTTTTCCGTCCGAAGGGGCAGCGTATACTGAACAGCAACCGTATTCTCCGCACCCCCATTGATGGAGTAATACAGATATGCCGTGCGCTCCCGGTCATTGTAGCTGCGCCGGTTTGGTTGGATAACCACAACACTCTCACCTGATAGTGATAGCCCTGGCTCTCCAATTGGGTTAGTGTTAGTTTTTGTGATACTGCCATAATTCCTCCTTATAGCCAGAAGCAAGCTGTGCGGTTGTTGGCGTAATCCTCAAAACGGGCGTGGCTTCCCACTTCCAGATAATTGAGAACAGTCACATCTGTCGCAAGCACGCCGTCATCATTGGCCCGCAAAAGGTCCTCGCCGTTACGACGCACATACATACCGGTTTCATCCAGTGTATTTTCCATATCGGAATCGCTTTTGCTGATATGTAAGCCTTTCTGATCAAAAGAAAAGCCTGTCTCAGTCTTGACCTTTGATACACCGTTATCCTGAATGGACTTGATAGAAAGCTTTACGCTTTCCCCATCCTGCTGAAGCTCCGTAATATTTTGGGTAATTCCCTCCATATCCTCACTCTGCTTCTGCACCTTTGCGGAAATGCCGTCAAGATCCAAAGAAAGACTTGCCAGCTTCCCGGCAGTGTCCTGATTCTCCAGTTTTAGTCCATCCACATTCATCTGCAAATTGAACACCTTGCCGCTAAGTGCCGCATAGCTCTGCTCATTGACTGCCGAGGAGCTGTCACGCCGTGGGCTGCCGGTGCATTCTAAGGTATCCCGCTGTCCTGCCTGTTTTTTTGTCATAACGAAGGCGGTAACGGTCACACCGTTGATATTGGTCACCTTCACAATATCTCCGGCGTGGATATGAAAGCCCGCCGGGATGCTGATCTTGCAGGGGGTGTAGGTCACTGCCTTTAACTGCTCATACAGTGCTTGCGCAATGGGCTTCAGGTCATCCGCGCCGGTGGCCGTCAAAAGCGCGTTGCCGGAAACCGCATAGGTGTTGACCGCATCCAAAAGGTCATCCGGATATACCGTTCCCACATCATCCTCCGAGCATTTAAGCTGAACCTTTTCAATCGGTGATACCTGATAATCTGAATAACTGAATCCGCCCTGATAGTATGTTGTAATGTGCGTATCCGACGGTGTGTACCAGGCAAACTCAATCTCTCCGTCAGGCGTTGCCCTGCAAAACCGCCCGGCGATCTGCCCCACCCACTTCATAATCTGCCGCCCGGTAATGCCCTGGGCAGAAAAATGCTGCACCAAATAAGTGCCGTTGGGGATCTCTGTATTCCGCAGCTGCACGCCGCACTGCTGGCATGTCATTCTTGCAAGGTCATACAGGGTGTACGGCCACGCTGTCAAGCCGGCGATCCAGGCAGTCAGATCCTGATCCAACCAGCTGATGCGATCGTAGGCTGTCACCTTCAGGCTGTGGGCACTGGCCCGGGTGGGTTTTTCCGATGTAAACAAGCCAACTTTATGGCAAACACCTTCTGCAGTCTCCCGGTAGACTGTAAATTCATCACCTTTGGCAATAGAAAAACCGCCATTTGGAGTAATGGCGGTCAGTTCGATCATATTGGTGCAGGTGGAGCCCAGCATCAGTTCCTGTCCATCGTTTACACATTCTGTAACGACAATACTTTTGATCGCGTTCTCCGTACCTGCGCCGGAGGAAAGCTCTGTGCCGTCAGGCAGCACGATCACCGTTTTTAGCATCGCACTGCCCCCTAACACTCAATAATGTTGAAGCTGTAATTGCTCCATAAGCCTGTCCGGGCGTTTTTCCAGCTGATACCGTATTTGCTGCGGTAGGCACGGGTCGTAACAGAAACTGAGGCATCCAGGCGGTCAGGATGGGTGAATTGAAAGTCTGCCGCATCCGGGAATATATTTTCCATATACTGCTTTTCTGCTTCCGTCAAGTGATCGTAGTGAAAAGACCAGGATCCCACCTTGTACCGTACCGGGATCCGGTGCATAGCACCGCTTTCATCCCGCCCGGAATCGGCACTGTCCAGGTCTTCATAGGAGACACCAACCTCAGAATCCGGCACCAGCATCGGCACGCCGTTGATCATAAATAATTCCGTTGTAGCTCTCATCTTAACCACCCCTTACTACTGCCATTTTCTGGTTATAGCGACTGACCGCGTTTGCAATCACATCGTCGCCGATGGAAATTCCCAGTACTGCCTCCAACAGCTCTCTGAGAACAGCAACCGTCGCTTCGTGCCCAGCCATATTGCTGGCCATATATTCTTGCATAACAGCAGCAACCGCCTCCTGAATGGTGGATAGCGGTGCCTCAATGTTGGTTCCGTGCTTTTGGTCGCCCACCATTGCAAGGAAGGGCTTGTTGGCAGGCAGCACCGCACCTTGTGCCAACAGGGGGATCCTTGGTGCCTGCAAAGGAGATGCGTAAAAACCAAAAGATTTTCCGCCCAGCACCGGCACCCAACTGGGAATGGTAAAGCTCAGCTTATTCAGAGCCTTTGTCAAAAAGTTTACACCGCTGGTTGCGCCGCTCATCAAGCCGTTTAACAAACCAATGGCGCCATTCATCGTGCTTTTGACCCCCTCATATGAGGGACTCAGCAGCTTTGTTTTCAGTTCCTGGCGTGCATTTTCCCACATCTGCTTTATTGCCAGCCAGGTTCCGTTAGAGCTGTCTTTCAGGTACGAAAACACCCCCGTCAACTCACCTACCGTTTGCGCCAGTGCCCCCATCGTCAATGTTGTTCCCTGCAAAGAACCATTGGAGGAATTGATGAATGCCAGGAGTCCCTGGAATGCCAGGGATAATCCGCTGGTACTGCCGGCAAGTCCCATAGATTTTTGTGCCATTGTACCTAAGGTTTCGATCATTTTTATGCCGCTGGATACCCATTGATCCACAGGCCCCTGATTGATGCTGATCCATCCGGATACACCATTGAGTTTATCCTGTACACCTTGAAGCTCTCCAATCAGCTGGGTTGCCTTCCATTCAGCCCACGGCTTCAGACAGTTTTCCCACAGCCAATGAAAGTGCGGCTTTAATTCTTCAATAATCCGCCCCAGTGCCTCCAATGCTGCCGTCAGGGTATCCAAAAATACCGGCAGCAATTCCTCCGCCGTCCACTCAGCCAGCGGCACAAAGATGTTGTACCACGCCCATTCCAGTGCCTTAAACAGTGCCCTGGTAATGGGTTCCAAAGCCTTTCTCAGCCGTTCCAGAGATTCCGCTGCCGGGGTTAGATCAATCTTTTTCAGTGGTTCCATCATCTGAACCAGCTTATCCGTCAGTTTTTTCCATGCACCGCTTAAAGGCGGAATGGTACCGCTGCCAAAAATGTCCCCATATCCAACGGTGCTTCCCGATTGATCATTTAAACGGTTAATCTGGTCAAATCCTGCCAAAGTCTTTTTCAGGGATTTGGATGCGGTGGCTGCGCCCTGAATACCGGCAGAATAATCCTGCACCTCCGCTGTACCTGTAAACAGCATCCGAAGCACATAGCCAATACTCTGCGCCAGTCCCGTCAGCGCACGCACTGCCAGCTGCACAACAGGCAGCAGCACCTGAACAATCGGTGCCGCCGCCTGAATGACAGCCATCTTCAGTCCGGAAAAGCTGCGCTGAAGTTGATAAAGACTCCCCGCCAAAGTTCCGCCGTAGATTGCCGCCGCCTGTGCATAATCCTCCCAGGAATCCACCCGGAAAGCATCCATGAGCATATTTCCGATACTCTTTATTTTTCTATGAAGCTGACCGGGCAAGGCATCCTTAGCATCAATAAACACCTT